GAAGAATTTAAAACAATTGATTGCGACGCTGATTGTCTTACCGCTATTCGGGGCTGACAACGAGATATTTGTAGAGCAAGCTGGTGCAACAGCAAACATAGACTTAGAGCAACTAGGCTCATCTAACATTATAGGCGGTCTAAATTCTATAGCTGGTACATTAACAGCATTAGATCTTGACGGTATTAATTTAACACTAGATATTAACCAAATAGGTAATACAAATAAATTCCTTGGTGATATATACGGTGACAACATAACAGGATTTTTTGAGTTTGACGGTGACAGCAATACATTTACTATACAAGCAGACCCAACAGATACTTATGGTATTAGTGGATCAGACTACAATGTAGATGTTACAGGTAGCTCTAACACATTCACACTAGATACTGGTACAAGTGCGTTAAGTGAAAACCTAGACTTAGATTGGATAATCAATGGTGACAGCAATACTTTTGATTTTGATATTAATTATGATGGTGCTACTAGCTATGTTGATGTAGATGGAGATAGCAACACAGTAAACTTTACAGGAAGTGGATATGCAGGAGGGTACTTCTATCTCGACCAAACAGGAAACAGTAGAACATTCAACATCATACAGTCATCAACTCTTGCTGCTGATTGGTTACAGATTAACTCTACTGGCTCTAGCGGTACTGTTTGCGTCGTTCAAAGCGACGGCGGAACAAGCACAAGCTGTTGATGTAGGCAATATATCTGAGCTGACTGGTTCAGCACAGGTTGTAAGAGACAAACCATATAAAGCTACAGAGTCGTTTGACATACAGCAAAACGATGAGGCCATTACATCTAATGGTCGTATGGCTATTACATTCCTAGATGATTCTAAAGTTAAGCTAACTGAACACTCACAACTAACTATAGACGAATACGTCTTTGATCCTAATCCTAGCAAATCTAAAATGGCTATCACCTTTGGTCTTGGCACAGCTAGGTTTATCACAGGCAGTCTCAATAAAATAGATAAAAATAATATAGACTTAAAAACACCTACAGCAAACATAGCTATACGTGGTACTGACTTTACGGTAACTGTAGATGAAACTGGACGTAGTTTATTAATACTATTACCTGATATCAATGGTTTATCTAGCGGTGAGATATTGGTAACTACAGCTATGGGTACAGTAACACTTAATAAACCTTACGAAGCTACAACCGTAGATGTATATGAGAAGTCACCAAGCACACCAGTTGTATTGGATATTACATTAGAACTTATAGATAACATGCTTATCGTAAACCCACCCAAACAAGAACAAGCCATAGAAGAAACTATACAAACAAAAAAGAAAAATATATTAGACTTTGATGATCTTGATATAGATTACCTGGAAGAAGATTTATTAGATGCCGAACAAGAGTTAGAATTTACAGAGCTAGACATAAACTATCTTGATGTAAACTTTTTGGAAGACTTGCTAGATGTGATAGACGCACTACAGGAAATACAAGAAGAGGACCAGTTAGCACAGGATGCTACATCAACTAGTATTGTTGGTACAAGCCTTGGTCAAGACTTAAACACGCAAATAACATCATACATAACTGGTGAAGTCTTAACGCTTATGCGTAACGTCAACGATACTGCCAGAATAGATATAGACTCTTCTGCTAGTTATACAGTTATCTTTATACAAGATGGCGCATCTAAGATAGTTAAAATTAATGGCGGTACTGGTAGTATTATTAAGATTACACAGAGTAATTAATGAAACGAATACTATTCATAATACTTATAATACTAGTGTTGCCTTTGTTATATCAGTCAACGCCTACAGAAATATTAAAATTAAAAGTATTTGATTATCTAGTACCAAAGCAACAACCATCTGGTTACTTTACTATTTTAAATATCACAGAAGAAGATATAGCTAATGAAGGCGGTTGGCCGTTACCAAGAAAAAGACTAGGAGAAATACACACAGATATTATAGCTAAAGGCGCTATAGGTGTTGGCTATGTTATTAGTTTTCCACAACCTGATCGTATGGGTGGTGATGCTTACTTAGCAGAGTCATTAAAGTATGGCACTTCTGTTTTAGCAATGTTTGAAAATCCGAATGGTAATTATCCACCAACAACAGGAACTGTCATACTTGGTGATGATATAGGCGGTATGACTACAGATGGTGTCATACAAAACATAAAGATATTAACAACTTATGCACAGGAAGGTATTGCAACTGCACCAACCGATGTAGATAACTTAGTAAGAAGAATACCATTATTGTTAAGAACACCAGATGGATATGTACCCGCGTTTGGTACAGAAGTATTAAAAGCATTAGTAGATGCAAAAACCTATGTAATAAAAACAAATGATCTTGGTATAGAAGAAATAAGAGTGAAAGGATTGCCACCAGTTGCTACCGACAGTTTAGGTCGTAAGTGGATTAGTTGGGTAGACACACCACAAACCAATTTACAAGAAATGGATGTTGTTGGTAAGTTTGTATTTGTTGGTGTAACTGCTCCAGGTATCATGCCACAGATTGCAACTCCAGTTGGATTATTAGAACCACACAAAATACAAGCAGCATTATCTGAGTCAATCTTGATAGAAAACTCACCAAAGATTCCTGACTGGCATTTATCAGCCGAAATTTTGATTTTTGGAATTTTTGTGTCGCTGACGTGGCTTGTAATTAATTATCTCAGTATATTTAAGGGCATAAGTCTCGCTATAATTTTACTCTTCACCACGGGCTTCTTAGGAGTTTTTAGCGTTCAGAAAGGCATTTTATTAGATTTTTCATGGACTTTTATCTCTCAGATACTAATTTCTACAGCTGCTTTGTATTTAAGTTACAAAAAGCAATATAAATTACGCCAACAAATAAAAAAACAGTTTGAGCATTACCTAGATCCAAGACAAGTTAAACAATTACAAAAGAATCCAAAGTTATTAAAACTTGGTGGTGAGAAAAAAGAAGCAACATTTTTATTTACAGATGTTAGAGGTTTTACAAATTTAAGTGAGAAGTTAGAACCAGAAGAAGTTACTAAGATTATGAATGACGCATTGACCATACAATCTAACGCGGTACAAGAACACGGTGGCATGGTAGATAAATATATTGGCGATGCAATGATGGCAATATTTAACGCACCTATATCTATGGATGACCATAAAGAAAAAGCTGTGCAAGCTGCTATAAAAATAATAGAAGACATGAGTAAAGCAAATTTAGATATAGCTATAGGTATAGGTATAAATACAGGAACTGCTGTTATTGGTAACATGGGTAGCAATACTAGGTTTGATTATTCTGCTATTGGTGATTGTGTAAATACAGCTGCAAGATTAGAGTCAGCTACTAAAGAAGTTGGTGTAGATATATTGATTGGTGAATCTACTGCAAATAAATCTAAAATTAAGTTAAAATTATTAAAACCAATAAAAGTTAAAGGAAAAGAAAAACCTTTAACTATTTATACAATTGATTAGGAGTAATTATGCCAAGAGGTAAAGGAACATACGGATCTAAAGTAGGTAGACCACCTAAAAAGAAAAAAGTAAAAAAAACTAAAAAGTGAAACCATCATCTGCAAAAGCCAAAGGGAGAGCTTTGCAACAATGGGTAGTAGACAAACTTGTTGAACTACTAGGATTTGATCCAGAAGACTTAGAATCAAGACCAATGGGTTCTAATGGTGAAGATATCATCATGGGCGTGCAATCTCGCAAACAATTCCCATATTCAGTAGAGTGTAAAAATCAAGAAGCTGTTAATGTGTGGAAAGCATACGAACAATCGCAAGAGAACTGTAAAGATTACGAACCTTTGGTTATAATTAAAAGAAACAGAACAAAACCATTAGCATTAGTAGATGCTGAGTATTTTTTAAAATTACATAAAAAAGATGATTGATAAACTAATAGGACCAGTAGGTGACATTGTCAGCAAGCTAGTGCCAGATAAAGACTTACAAGCAAAACTAAACCATGAACTCAAAACAGAATTACATAAAGCGAATATGGCACAGATTGAGATCAACAAGATTGAAGCTGGACATAAATCCTTATTCGTTGCGGGTTGGAGGCCCTTTGTGGGTTGGACTTGTGGGATTGCTATGCTGTACCACTTTTTATTACAGCCTATTATTATATTCGGACTATCAGCAGCTGGACTATCATTTGACTTACCAACTTTTGACATGGGTTCGCTAATGACTGTATTAATGGGTATGCTAGGACTTGGTGGATTAAGAACATTTGAAAAAACTAAAGGAGTTACAAAATGAGTTGGAAGAACTTTGTATTAGAAGAATTTGCTTGTAAGCATTGTGGTGAAAACCAAATAGAACATGAGCTTATAGACAAGTTACAAGAACTAAGAACAGAGTGTGGATTCCCATTTAAAATCACATCTGGTTATAGATGCGCAGATCATCCTGTAGAAGTTAAGAAATCAAAGCCTGGTACACATGCACTAGGTTTAGCAGCAGACATAGGCGTTAGAGGAAAACAAGCATTAGAAATTATATCCAAAGCAAGAGAATTTGGTTTTACTGGTATTGGCGTAAATCAAAAAGGTGGAGCAAGATTTATACACCTTGATATATCTAAAGATTCACAAGGTAGACCTAGACCACATATTTGGAGCTATTAATGGACCCATTAATGTATTGGAATATTATTATCACCTTAGTAATTGCACCAATCATTCATGGTATCAGAACAAACGCGACAGAATTAAAAAGAGTTGATATACTACTCAATAAGACTCGCGAAGAAGTTGCAAAAGATTATGTAACTAAAGTTGAATTAACAATCAGCATAGATAGAGTTATAGATCGTTTAGATAAACTAGACGAAAAAATGGATAAATTAATAACAAGTTAATATGAGCAAAGGCGCTTTTCAAACAAGACTAGGTCAAATGGGAGAGATCCCTAACTTTCAACAAACCCCACCAATGGCATATACTGGTAATTACTTTATGCCACAAAAGCCAAACTATTTACCAATAGAAAAACAAGCAATGGCTAGGGTACAACAACCTATGTCTATACAACAGCCGATTGCAAACATTATGGCAGAAGGCAGTATGCAACAACCAGCTCCATCATTATTATCTACACCAGCAATGCCTGTAGAACAGGCACAGCCACAATCATTATTACAAACACCTGGTATCGGCGTAGAGAAGCCAACACAATACGATAGAGCATCATCAAGAATATCATTACCACCTATAAACTTATTTAGATAATGGCAATTACACACGAAGAAGCTGTAAAGGCTGAACAAGCAAGATTATTGCTTGAGTCAGATGTTTTTAAAGAAGCAGTAGAAAATTTAAAAAACGAATACATCACGCATTGGTTAAACTCAAGAGATATCAATGACGTTAAGATCAGAGAAGACTTACACAGGTCTTTACTATTATTACCAGAGGTTGAAAGGCATCTGCGTATCATTGCTGAAAAAGGCAAGCTTACCCAAGCAAACATAAAGAAAATTAGAAATATTGGTTAATACTTCCCTTTTCACACATTCTTGATATAAAATACTTATAAATACATATAAGGAGTATTTATGAGCAATAACGGAAAACCGACTGCTTTACAAAGCGACACAGATTTAGCTGCGTCTGTTTTTGAAAGTATACTAACACCCGAAGAGGATAATGTTGAAGATGCAGTCGAAGAACAGGATGTAGCAGAAGAAGAGGTCATTGAAGATGATTCTGAGTTTGTTGAAGATGAAATAGATCAAGAAATTATAGATGAGTTGGAAGATGACGAAGATGTTGAAGAAGAACAAACAGACGTTGAAGAGGAAGCTCCGCAACTTCAAACATTTACTGTAAAGGTAGATGGCCAAGAGGTAGAAGTCACGCAAGAGGAACTCATCAATGGATATTCTCGTCAACAAGATTATACGCGTAAAACACAAGAACTCTCTCAACAGCGTAAGACTATTGAGCAGCAGCAAGCAGAGTTAACGCAAAGAGATGCGATCTATTCGCAGTTGTTACCGAAAATGGAAGCCCAGTTAAAGGGCGTTTTGGGTGAAGAGCCAGACTGGCAACGATTATATGAAGATGATCCAGTTGGTTACGTAAGAGAAAAACAGCTTTGGGATGAACAAAAGCAAAAGCTAGAAGCTGTCCAAGCTGAACAACAAAGACTTCAACAGGAGTCATTTGCTGAACAGCAGAAACTAATTCAACAACAGGTTGAAGAAGGACAGGCAAAGCTACTTGAGGTTATTCCAGAATGGCAGAACCAAGAGGTCGCCAGTAAAGAAAAAGCTGAAATTGCAAATTACGCAACCAATGTCTTGGGA